CCTCTATCTTGAAACCTAGGATCTCCCATCATTTGGGACTCTCCCATAGGATCACCTTGTCTCATCATCATGTCTTGGTATGCTGCATGATCTGAACCAGGCATCGATGTTCCATCTGGCATTGTATGTGTTCCACGTGGAACTCCCGGCATAGAGCCTGCACCCATTGCAGGTGGATAGCTGTTAAAAGCAGCTGCTGCTAGTCTATCAGCCTCTTTTTCTGTAAACTGTGCCCCACCTGTTAGATTTGTTATTCGATTCTGTAGTTGTTCGCTTATTGCCATAATATTAACTTATTGTTACTGTTACTGTTCCAAGACTCATTGTAGCAGATACTCCGCTAATGTAAGTCTTATGCTCATACAGGTTTCTAAACACATTACCATCGAAGGCTTGGTGAACTTCCACTGTAGAGTTAAATATAATCGCTCCTGTCGCGAATTGCAATTCTGATACATCACTACTTGTATAATGCTTTACTGTATCTGGATCAAAGGCTGAGAGGTTTATTTCTAAAACCCTAACCAATCTATTAAAGGTAGTTGCATCAACTGTATCGCCCTGTGCGATTGGTAGCCGGGTTTCGAGCAACTTGCCCATTATCTACGTCCAGAAGAAATTACATCTAGCCTGGTTGCGCCTAACCTCCACTTATAATTTTTTCTATTTGCTTCTGTATTATCATCATCGGATTCAAACCTTAGTGCTATCTGCCTACTCCTAGATCTTAAACTAGCGAATGTAGACGTTGAGGTTACTTGGGTAGTAGATGATGTGCTTAATGAATTACCATTAAAGTCTCTGGTCTTTAATACAAAATTTATAGCCGGAGTAGGATCTGTTCCTGCTTTTAGTATAAATTTTATGTCTGGTATTACTTTTTTTACAAAAGTAAAGTCATTACCATCACCAACATCTAAATCAGCTGACTCAACAAAAACATTATCCATAGATGCTAAATCATCATTAAAACCAGTTTCGTGTGAATAAAGATATGTAACTCCAGAAATCGTTGTAGTTGCCAATGGCTTATCTTCAATACCTGTATCTAACCAAGCATATCTAATTAAAGATCCTATGCTCCAGCTATTTTCTTCGTAGTTATATATTACATACCTAGATATCTCACCAGTATTGTCTTCTTTAGATGGGTAGAAAAACCATACTTCAGAGAAAGCACTGTTTAAATTAACATGACATTTGAAGGATTGGCCTAAGTCAAGATCTGAAAATACATAGTCTTGAACTGTGCAAGGTAATTTTTGAACTGTCCCGTTGTAAAAATAAAATGAGTTTTTACTCATAAAGTAAATACCAGCCGGAGCATTAACAGCTGCTTTAGGAGCTATAAGACCAGCACCTTCATTAATAAGATTGACTGCAAATGTAAGCGGTGGGCCAATAAAAGTCATGCTATATAAAGATGTGTCTGTCCAGATCAATACTTCTTGTCTGGATTTAAGGCCGCCAATAATTAAAGAACCACTAGATAATCTAAGACTACCAGCAGTATTTGTAGACCTTGGTTCAAAGTCTAATTCATTTTCTTGGTCACTAAAGGCTATAAGCATAGGATCTACAGCACCGGATCTTGATCCGCTTTCTATAGGATCAGCTCCTAGTATAATTAAATGTCTATCTGTTTCAGATGTAATAACCTGGAGTCCTACAGTTGGAACTAAGTTAGCTCCGCTGATAGCAGATAGCTCTAAGGCTCTTACTGTCAAACCATTATTTTCTTTCCATCGGTATATGCCACCGCCCCTAGGATTCATAATAAGATCTTCACCAAAATTATCGTGCGTCCATAATCTTAATTGCCCAGAAGCGCTAATTGCACTACTTGATCCAAATGTGCCAGCACCCCAATTATTTGCACCCCAACCTGTTGAAGAAACATACTCATCTAGGCCAGAGTTAATTTGATATGCGCCGTCTACACCAGAACCACCATTTCCACTGTCACTAGAATTTGCTGTAGCGCTAACAATAAAGATGTAGGTATTTACAGAAGGAACCCCTACTATTTGATGCTCTTGGTTTAAAACAGCTGCTGTTATAAGACCGCCTAAAGTTGCAGATCCACTGATTGTTACAAAGTCGCCAACAACAGCTCCATGATTCGAGTCAGTTGCTGTGATACTTGTAGAGCCATTTGTAGCTGCGAAGACTATGCCGTTTGTTGTTGTAGCTCTTATTGGTGTCACATCATTAAAAATACCACCAGACTCTATGTAATATTTATTAGTAGTGCCTAAGCCTAAGAAACGAGAACTGCCTAAAGATATCCAACTATGCAATGCTCTAGCTGAACCGATATAAGTGTTTGATGATGCTTTAACCCAGCCGCCTATTTTTTCGACACGGCCTTTTCTAAAACGAATCTTGTTACCATCTACCCATCCGCCTTCATTGGAGTAGTCAGTTTCTTCTTTGTTTATTCCTGGTTTAAATTGAAACTTTGTTAGTGGCATATCTAAATTTTACCATAACCAAAAATAATTTAAGCTAGCCTAATAATAGCGCCTGTAGCTGTTGGACTTGGAAAAACGATAGTAAAATCACCAGCTGTACTTGTTTTATCGCCTCCAAAATCTATAGCAGCTATCGCCTTACCAGCGTTTGATGAGTTGTATATTAAACAACCTCTAGCAGTCACAGTTGCTGTACTAAAAGTAAAATCTGCAAAGTCGCAAATAGCTGTTGTTCCAGATGTTGATGGAGTTACATTTGTGAGTGATCCCCCGGCAGCTGTATAGTTTGTACCACTTACTTCATTAGTTGTTGCATAAGCTGTTGTAGCTGCTCCTAACGAGGCTGAAGATGTATATAGTGCTAACTTAATTGTGTCAGCGCCCTGTGTTAAATTATGTCCCTCAACAAGTATTTGTTGTTTAAAACTTGTTGCTATTGCAGATGTAATTGCCATTTCTTAAAGCTCCTTAATAATCTTAGCCATATCATCATGGCCTTGTTGCCTTAATAAATTCACATACGTCACATTTTTAGAATTTATCGCGTTCTTTATACTATGTAAGATTACAGTATAAACTTGATTTTGGAAAGCTAAAGCTTGTTGCTTGACATGCTCTGGAGCTTCTAAAGAAACCTCACATATTTTTTTTGTTGCTTGCTCTGCCCAAAATTCTGGATCGTGTCCTTTATTTTGTGTGGTGTGTATGCCAATTTGGCCTAATTTTACAAAACTGTCGGTCATCCTTTATACGGCTCTGGTGGTGCCGCATCCTCGTTTATCTTCAATCCTTGCTTTGCTAATTTTTCATTGATCTCTTCATAGTTGCCAATAATCCACTTGCCTTCATTTGGTATAGCTACTAATGGTTTAGCTAATCTGTGATAACCATATAGCCTTTCGGGTGCAGGTACGTTGCAATCTAAAATAGTAGATCTATTACTTACACCAACAATAACATTGTTCTCCATAAGTTTTGAGATCCAAAATTCAACACAAGCTCTGCCTGCTTCTGCTAAGTGCATATTTTCTTTGTAAGAAAAATCAATACCAAATAAATCAACTTGCGCTACTTTATTATATAGAGCAAAAGCAAGTGTATAAGCTACGGTGTTATTAAAGTAAGCGCAGCTCGTTGCATTGCACACTTCTTCTAATGGGTAGAGAACCGCTTTAGGTACTCTTTTATCTAATTCACATGTATAGACCGGGTACTTGCCTTCGGTCAACACTCTGGTCATTACGCTTGTTTGTCTTCCTGCGTCATTACTATCAAAAAATCGACTTGCAGGATCCATCATAAACAGTCTGTCACAACCATAAGTGCCAGCAGCAGAATTAATGCACCAGGCTTCGTCCCAGGTTCTTCCATTTTGTAAGCCAATGGCATAATCTACTTGTGACAAGCCAAGACCTATTATGGCTACTTTCTTGCCCTCTAGGGATTTTATGGGTTTCATTATGATACGCCAGTGCGCAACTGATCGTATCTGTATTCGTCACGTGTACCGCGACCTTCGGATAATGTCTTCATTCTAGCAACCGCCTCCTTGAATCTAGCCTCAAATTGGCCAATGACATCGGGCGATTCTTTTAAGAAGATCGCGCCTTCAACTAACGTGCCATACAACAAAGCATCCGGATAATCCGTAGATAAAAATGTTGTACCGCTGTCACTACCACTCGTTAACGAGGCTGGTTTATATAAGTAATGTAATTCTACAGTATAACCAGAGTCTGGTACAGGCGTTACTTCAAAAGAAGTATTGTCAAATAATGAATAATATTTAGGCTGACTTGTTGATGCGCCAGATGAATATTCTTTCATAAATGATGGGTGTTTAAAATCTAAATAATCGTATGTGCTGCTACTAATAATAGCAAGACTAAACGGTGCATAGAAATCTGTTGGTGTTGCTAAAAATCTATTTGATGCTGTCAATGTCCCGGTCACATTCTTCCTTTGGTTAGGAAGTTGAGCCATGCTAAATACTCTATTCTCAGCTTCTTTTATAAAAGTATCTAATTGAGAAGTAAAGGTGCTTTCAGAGACTTGTAAGTAGTCCTGCACTGCTGTTTTTAATGTTGTTAATGTAAAGCTCATGTTGTTATTACTGTTATTGATCCTAAGCTTGTAGCAACCTCAAAGGTTGTAAGCTTAGATCCTAATTTACCATTCCCCTTATTGCTGTAAACTTGGAAAAAATTATTGTCATCACTTGTTTCTATTCTAGCATTTTTAATTGCTTGAGGATCTTTTGGAGCTGCCTTGGGAGATAGCTGTGGGTGTTTTGGATCCCACTGATCTGGACCTACTATTAAACCGTTCCAGGTCTTTTTCATATCGCGTAGGTTATAACGGAATCCTGTTATGTCACAAATTCCAAAAGCATTTTTGTTAGATGCAAAAGCCATTATGCGTTGTTATAGCTTCTTAGGTTTGGTGCAATTCTAAAGGAGGCTCTATCCTCATCGGCAGCTATTGCTCTATTAAATTCTTCATCATAAATCGCTTTTAACTGAGGAGTTAGTTGTGGAGCTTTTTTCATTGATAAATAATATGCCAGACCTGCGGCTAAACAAGGATAAAACCTAAAAGGTACTTCTAAGGTATTTGTTGCCGAGTCTACATCATCCATTCTAGTTAAGACATTCATAAAGATTGTGTACTTACTAGATTGATCCGGAGCAGGCCATACAGATATAGTTGGTGTTATTTGTTTATCAACAAAGAATTGATTTGGCTTACCTGTTGTGCTTTTAGTTGTAATATTTGAATATTCCGCTCTGCTCAATCTTGTCATAGATATGTCGTTAGCATTAGATTGCGTTGTTTCTCTTATAAAGACATCTAAAACATCAATAGGTGCCGTACCATTCGTACTATCAATATTATAAGTTGTTGTATTGGCAACCATATCTACTGTTTTTTGAGCTATGGTCCATTGGTTTAAACCTCTGTTAGCCCATTCAGCAAGCATTAAATTAAGACTTCTATTAGCTGTTTTCAAATCATAGCCCGTACGCAGTTCTAAACCACATCTCTCAAAGGCTTCTTCAATGTACTCAGCTACATCTGGCTCAAAATTTTTGCTGCTTGATGTTGTCACTAGATGTTATAGCCTAGACCTTTAGTTGCTGCACCACCACCTCTTGCCTCACCTCTTTTGACTTTGCCGCCCTTATTCATCATTTTAGGCCTCATTGGTGGCATCATTTGATCCATAACAGGTGATCCGCCGCCCATCATGTGTTTGACCTTTCCGCCTTTGTTCATCATGGCTTTTCCGCCATTTTTCATTCCCTTTGGTTTAGCAGGTCTTCCTACTGTACTTCCGTATGTTCCTATTCCTTTTGGCATAATTTTCTCCTTATTTTCTACCATACAAACCAGAGTTACCTGGGTTGTTTTTATTTATAGTACCACCTTTACGCATTTTTTTTGCGGTCTTGGCAGCTTGTTTAAATGCCTTACTACTAGGAGCGCCTTTGCTTCCTACTTTACGCATAGTTTCACCGGATCCGGCTTTTATACGTTTTCTTTTAGCATCTATGTTTGCATATAGCCCTGGTTTTGCCATTATTTACTCCAATAAGTTTTTGCTTTTGTTTTTGATTTTTTGTTTAACTCGCCAAAGTGAAACAATTGTTTGCTAGCAGCAGTATGACTGTTTCCAGTGTGTAAAGATCCGTCATTCATTTTGTGCATACGGCCTTTATGAAGAGAGCCATCTTTTTTGTAATGATTTACGCCTTTCATAAAATTAACACTTCCACCTTCTTCTTGCTTGCCTAATTCTTGAATTAGGATCATTTCTAGTTTCAGCAGAGCTCTTTTTAAGTTGTCCTAGAGATCTTGCACAATAAGACTTTCTTCTATTAGCAGCCGTGCTACCTTTTTTAACCTTACCGGTTACAGCAGTCTTTAACTTACTGCCGGGGTTTTTGCGTTTATACGCAGCAACACCCTTTTTAGTCATACCCGCTCCACTTTTAGTAGAGCGGTAATTCCCGCCTTTACCCGTTGTTTTAGGAATAGGTTTACTTTTTTTTCTCTCAGCCACCTTTAAGCATGAAAAGCAGTCAATGATGAAAATGTAGCAGTTGTATAATTAATATATATACCGTCACTAAAAAGCAATCCATTATCCGGAATAGTAATATCTCTAGTTGCAGTAGCAGATGCTACAGATCCTAGTTTAAAAGAACTTGTACCGTTTGGAGAGGTATTTACAAAATCCACATTTCCTGCCGTTCCAGAGCAAACCAAATTTACTCCTTGTAATCTGGATCTACCTGCAAAAATAACGTCTGCAACTGCCGTGTTAATACCAGCAGAAACATCACCTGCTG